CGCATGACGAATATATGAATAAGTTTGCTAGAGCAATACTAAAGAAAGCGAGTGAGAAATGAAACAAGAACCTGTTGCATGGGAGTATGAAGCTGAATATCCTGATTCTGATATGGAAGGCGGAAATCTTCATGGGCTTACATTTAATCAGCCATCTGTTTGGGAATATCCTGATTCAGAAGATTTGATTTGGGAAAGACCACTTTACACAGCACCAAAAGAGTTAAGTAAAAAAGATATTTATGGATTGGCATTAGAAGCAGGATTCATGCTTTCTACTCAATACGGACAAGCGGAAGATAAGCTAATGCCTGTTAGTGATGGGGCAACATTGATGAAGTTAGCTGAGTTAATACTAAAGAAAGCGAGTGAGAAATGAAAAAGACAATATCACTTTTATGTTTAATTGCTCTGTTATTTATTGCACCATTTTGGATGGCTATTGGTGGTTTTATTGATGGCTTACATGAAGTATTTTTACAAACTCTAAGATTTGGAGATGCTTGGGCGACATTGCATAGAAATATTTGGCTAAAGAAAGCGAGTGAGAAATGAAAGTTGAAATAAGACCGGTAACTAAAGGAACTTTTGTATTTGGAATATGCAATACAGAAGATGCTTATTTTGTTATTTGTTTATTTAGATTTGCCATAGCCTTTTTAAAGAAAGCGAGTGAGAAATGACAGACGAGAGGCAGAAGAAAACCACTGACGAGTACCGCGCCAATTGGGACTCTATATTCAAGCCACAGCCCAAGCAACCCACTACCGAGGTCTTGTTGGAGGTCGAGGCAGAGAAAGACAACCAACAAGCCACGGTAACGCTAAAGATACCATTCTAAGGAGGCAGTATGTCATACGAACAATTTGTAACAAAATACCATCGTTATCAGTATGCCCCTAGGACGCTGTCAGAGGCGTTCAGGGATGGCGATTATGGTACGGCAATATGGAGATGTGAAAAAGCACAAACATGGCGTAGTGACGCGTTTATTGAGTCCATTGTGCTACTTGGCGCCGTGTTCCTACTTGGCATGTTGATTGCCCCTTACTTAAGTTAGTGCACACTCACTTAAGATGGATAGATAGTATGGGTAGGATGGGTCTAAATCAATTACTCTTTATTTTTTTCGCGTTATTAAAAATAAAAAGAAATAAGTTAATTAAACCTGTCCTACCCGTCCTATCCAGCCAAATGGGAGAGAAAGTAATATGGAAATGTGGTTATCATAACAAATGGTAATATGGAGGTTTGCATAAGTAGTTGTGCAAAGAAAGGATTATATGAAACCTAACGCGCTAAAAGTTAATTTTGACAATATCCCGATGGTACTCAAGATGGTGCCAAGATGGGTATTGTGGCGCTTTGTCGAAGTTGGGGAAGGGGAGACCAAGAGATGGTCTAAAATACCTTTTCAAACTTCAGGCGTAAGTGCAAGCTCTACCAAACCTGCAACATGGACAGACTTCTTGTCTGCACAGAATGCCTATCAGACAGGTAGGTTCGATGGTGTAGGTTTTGTTTTTGATGGATCAGACAAGTTGGTAGGTGTTGACTTGGACGACTGCTACGATGATCAATCTGGCGGTTTCACAAATGCTGCACTGCAGCATGTTGCAGACAGTGTTGACGGGTACATGGAGGTCAGCCCGTCAGGCACAGGGGTAAAGATCTTCACACTGGCAGATTTGAGTAGTGCCTATGTTGACCATGACAAAGGATTTGAGGCATATAGTCGCGGAAGATACTTCACGGTGACGGGGCACAAGATTAGTGGAGAGGTTCCGAATGAAATTCAAGATCTATCAGCGTACATACCTGAGCGTACTATCAGAAGATCAGGGGACGACTTCGCGGATTACAGCCCGCCACTGGAGGGGTATGATCTCCATCGCGTGGAGACAGAAATTCTATCACACTTTGATCCCGAGTCAGGCTACACAGACTGGCTGACAGTTGGCATGGCGCTACACCACCAGTTTCAAGGTGACATAGAGGCGTGTGAATTGTGGGATAGGTGGTCATACCAAGACGGTAACTGCTCCAAATGGGCGTCAGGTGCGTGTGATCGTAAGTGGTCATCATTCAATTCAAAAGGAGGGGCGACGCTTAGATCGTTGGTGTTTAAGATTAACCAACGTTTAAAAGAAGAGGCTCTAGCACGTGGGGACACGGTGCTAGGGCAGGCACCGATGGAGAATGCAAGAACCTTTTTGGAGACAATGCACTCTTGTGAAGAAGGAACTAAGTTGGTGCACTACTCTGCTGACTTTTTCCAATACACTGGGACGCATTATGAAGAGGTCGAGGAGGCTACCGTCAGGTCTGAGGTCTACAAGTTTTTAGACAAGTGCAAGAAGCAAGACCGCAAGGGTAACATCCTGCCGTTCTCACCAACGCCACCCGCAGTGAGCGCCGTGATGGATGCAACCAAGGCGCTGACACACTTAGAAAACCACGCGAACACAAAGCCACCGGTATGGCTACGGGGATATGGTTACACTAAGCCGGACGCAGAGAAGTTGATCTCGTTGCAGAATGGGTTGTTTCATTTAGAAGAAAGTGTGTTGTTGCCCCACTCGTTGGGATTCTTCACACAGAACTCTTTGCCATTCTCATACGATTCAAATGCACAGTGCCCAATGTGGGAAAAGTTTTTGAAGGATGTATGGGGTCATGACCAAGAATCAATCGACACCTTGCAAGAGATGTTTGGTTACATTCTGAGCGGTGACACCAAGCAACAAAAATTCTTTAACATCATAGGGCCACGTCGTTCAGGCAAGGGAACTATTAACCGCGTGCTAGTGGAGTTGTTAGGCAAATACAACACAGTGGCACCAGAACTAGGAGAACTATGTGACACATTTGGCTTACAACCTTGGATTGGAAAACTTCTTGCCTCTTTTACTGATGCTCGTGCTCCTGAGCGCAACCGTGGTGCTGTTGTGTCTCAGTTGCTTCGTATCGTGGGTGGTGATACTGTCACCGTTAATCGTAAGAATAAAGAGGCTTGGAACGGCTATCTGCCAACGCGAATCGTAATCTACTCTAACGAAGTGTTGCAGTTAACAGAAAACTCAAACGCCTTGACTGGCCGTATGATTGTTCTAAAGATGACTAACTCGTTCTTTGGTCGCGAAGATGCAGAACTATCTTCCAAGCTATTGAATGAACTGTCAGGTATCTTTAACTGGAGCATGGAAGGGTTACGTCGCAGGGTTGAGCGTGGTGGTCATTTTGTTCAACCTAAGACAGGCGTTGAATTGTTAGAAGTTATGGAGGAATTGTCTAATCCAATCGGCACGTTTGTGAACGACGCACTTGAATTTGATGTTGAAGGATTTGTTTGTAAGGATGACTTGTTTGCGTGCTTTAAACACTGGTGCACAAGAAAGAGTATTCCGTATGGAACCGATCTGGCATTCAAGAGACGATTCATTGCGGCCACTCAGGACAAGGCAATCACTTCTGATTCAACAAGGATAGACGGGGATAAGGCATACATTTACCGTGGTATTAAACTTAACAAAAAGGCACAGAAATTTATTGATGGCCTTGGAAACTTTAAAGAGGATATATTTTGAGTACACAAGCAAACGAAGCCTATAAGGCATGGAAAGAGCAACACAAGGTTAACATGGCAGTCTACACAGACGAGCAAATGTTTACCATGGGGTTTGACGCAAGGGAGGATCAGGTCAACGCGTTAATTGATTTGGTAGAAGACTTATCTACTCGATTAAAGAAATACAAAACTCCTGAAACATTGGATACGATTACAGAAAAGAAACCGAAAGCGAGAAAAAATGTCAAAGAAAAAGTTTGATTATTATCACGTAGACTGTGGTCACTTTCCTGTACAGATCAAGTTATGTTTTTCCAACGAACATTTTCAAAAGATCTTATCAGACCACGAGATCAACACAAAAGCCACAGCACTGGATGTTGGTGTTGCAGAGACGCATTACCTAACAGACGGCAAGGTTGGCATCATCGTGTTGGTGTTTGATCTTGTTGAGTGTGACGACAACCCTGCAATCCTTGCGGGTGTTGTTGCCCACGAGGCCACACACTGCGTGTGTCGAGTGTTTGAGCATATTGGGGAAGATCCGGAAGACATTGGTGAAGAGTCAAGAGCATATTTAACTGAGCACATCGTAAAACAAATTTGGACAGCCATCGAAATACAGAAAGGCAAAGATGCTAGAGAAAGAGATAGAAAAGTACCTAAACAAAAAGGTAAAAGAATTGGGGGGTCTGACGTACAAGTGGATCAGCACGGTGACGGGAGTGCCGGATCGAATAATAATCCTGAACAACAAGATCCGCCTAGTCGAACTGAAGACGGAGCAAGGGGTTCTATCGGCGAGACAAAAGTTGGTTTTCGCGGAGCTAACGGACCATGGGCAGACGGTGACTATTATCCGAAGTAAGTCTGATGTGGAGAATTTTATAGATGAAGCGATTAAATCCTGAAACTGGAAAACCTTTTAAAAAAGGAAACGTTAGAAAAGACGGGTTTATTTTTAAAGGATACCAAACAAACATTAAAAAAGACGGATTTTTTGGAGAAATTTGGTTAAAGAAATTATCCTATACAAAAGAAATAAACAGCATTAAAAATCATTACAAAACAAAAAGAGGTCATTTAAGCCAGTATTTAGCTCAAGCAAAATATCGCGTTAAAGGAAAAAACATACCTTTTAATATTGATTTAGATTTTTTAGAATCAATAACAACAGAATGCTGCCCTGTTTTTGGGTTTAAATTTAATTGGGGGCGCGATGGAAGCGGACACAGCCCAAATAAACCGTCTTTAGATAGGATAATTCCTGAATTAGGATACATAAAAGGAAATGTTGTTTTTATAAGTAGTTTGGCCAATACAATTAAAAGTAACGCTACAGAAAAAGAATTGTACGCAATTGCTGATTGGTTACACGATAAACGAAAAGAGGTTTTAAATGCTTTCAAAAAGCAATCTGCACCAATATCAGCTGAACATATTGGAGAAGGCCAGAACAATACCGAACCTAGGACTGTTCATGGAGCCGGGACTGGGCAAGACTGTGACGGCGCTCACCATCATCGAGGAGAGCCCGAAGGGCAAGACATTAGTCATAGCTCCAAAGAGGGTTGCCGAATCTGTATGGGCACAGGAATGCGACAGGTGGCAACACTTGCAGACTTTTACGGTGACGAAGCTAATGGGGACACCCTCTGCACGCCTGAAGAACTTGCACAGCGACTCGGATGTATATGTTATCAATCTTGAAAATGTTGCTTGGTTGGTTGATAACTGGCCTCGTGGTGGGTTCGATTACCTTATTATTGACGAGTCTAGTAGATTCAAAGACCCGTCAACGAAAAGGTTCAAGGCACTCAAGAAGGTTTTAAGAACGTTTAAGAGACGAATCATTGCCACAGGTACACCTACCCCTCAGGGGTACGGTGATCTCTGGTCACAGGTAGCTATATTAGACTTAGGAGAGCGTTTAGGTAAATCATTGACAGCATTTCGAGACAAATATATGCACGTAACAGATCGTAATCGCCACACTGGAGTGGTATATAAATGGGGGTTAAATGAGGGAGCTGATAGAGATATTAACGACAGTATTAGTGATTTGTGTTTTAGCCTTAAGTCTGAAGATTATCTCAGCCTTCCTAAGTTAACCAAACTGTACCACTCAATATCGTTAGATAAAGATGTAAAGGCAAAGTACAATGAACTCAAAAAGAACATGGTCGCTGAGATTGGCGCGGAAGAAATTACTGCCCCGACCGCCGCGACTCTTACCAACAAATTATTACAGTTTACATCGGGAGCGATATATAACGAGTCCGGAGGGGCGGTTCCTATACACGATACAAAACTGGAATTTCTTGAGTCGCTCTTGGAAGAGAGCTCTGCCCCAACACTCCTCTTCTATCATTTCAAGCACTCGCTTCAGCGGATTCTTGACAAATTCCCAGAGGCGGTTGTCTTGTCGGACTCAAACATCCAAGAGTGGCGTGATGGAAAGATTAAGTTATTGGTGGCGCACCCCCAGTCTGGAGGTATTGGGCTTAACTTACAATGCAATAGTGGCGAGTTGGCACAATGTGTCTGGTATGACCTGCCTTACTCGTCAGAGAACTACATTCAAGCCAATGCGAGAGTCTACCGGCAGGGTCAGACTAAACCCGTCATCATACACCACCTCATGGCAGAAAACACAATCGACGAACAGGTGGTCAAAGTTTTGGAAGGCAAAATAAATTTACAAGACGCCTTGATAGATGCCCTAAAGTTTGCATAAGTAGGTATACCATGATAATACTACTACATAAATTTAACTGTGCCTCTCCACGACTGTCAGACGAGGAGCCTGATCCACTGGAGCAAGAAGATACAGAAGGCATTATGGGAGCCAATTCAGAAGGTTGGCTCCCGTGGTCGCATGATGATTTGATTGATATAAAAAACATTATTGAAGATCGTATGCCTCCAAAACAGAAAATTGTTTTAGAGGCGTTTTTGTTGGGTCAAAATTGTCATGACATTAACGTGACAGAAAAGTATTGGAGATACCATTACCATAAGGCAATTGAATTTATTAAGAAGGAACTAAAGCTATGATATTTGTTATTGAACATAAGCGTGATAATGCTTGGAATATAGAAACGGTGATCTGTGAGGACTTGGACACGTCACAGTACCAACCCGTCAACAAGATCTTCTTGTGTGAGACCATGGACGAGGCAAGAGCAGTGTCCGATGACTTACACGCACAACGACTAGCGAGCCTATCATGACACGATATGTTAATACAAGCTACGCTATGCAGGAATTAGGAATGAAACCTATTGAGTTTGATAAGATTGACAACGACCCAGTTAACCACCCAAAGCACTACACAGATCACCCGAGTGGTATCGAGTGTATCCAGATCACCGAGCACATGGGCTTTAACCTAGGCAACGCCTTGAAGTATATCTGGCGATGTGA